TACGACAGGTACAACAACTCAACGTAAGTCTATAAAACAATTTGTACCATACAATATTAATATGCAGCTTAATATTATGGCCAAGAATCAGGATGATGGGTTACAAATTTTAGAACAAATATTACCTTATTTTCAGCCTGAGTATACATTATCGATCAAACCTGTAGATGAATTTACTTCATTTAAACAGGATGTACCAATTATTTTAAATAGTGTGTCTTTTGATGATCAATATGAAGGTGATTATCAATCTCGAAGAGTATTAATTTATACTCTAGATTTTACAATGAAAATGTCGTTTTACGGACCAACTACTGATTCTAAGGTTATTAGAGAAGTTAATGTTGACTTTAATCAGGATCGAAATAGCGCTAATAACTTATCTGAATTAGATATCACTATAGGTGGCAGTGATACTGAATCTAACTTTACGGTAACAACCACAATTGATTTAACTGACTTTGACTAATTATGTTTAATAAAAAGGATAATATTACAAAATCATTAGAGAAAAATCTACCAGTCGAAACAAAACATGCTGAGGCTGACAAGGAGCTTTTGTCTAAAGAAGATATAATTGATGATTATAGATTTTCTCGTGATACGTATAAAGAGCTTATAAGTACAGGTATGGGATCATTAGATTCTCTTGCTGAAATTGCTCGTGAATCCGAACACCCCCGAGCATTTGAAGTATTGGCAAAATCAATTAAAGATATTGGTGATGTAACTGATAAGTTAATGTCATTGCAAAAGAATAAACAAGATTTGGTAGATAAAAAAGAAGAAAAAAGTAAAGTAACTAATAATAATATGTTTATAGGCAGCACAACTGATTTACAGAGAATGCTTCTAAATACTAAAGAAAAAGTGATTGATGGCAACCCTAAAGAACAATGAGTTTGGTTATCTTGGAAATCCTAATGTAAAAAGAGACGGCGTTGAGTCGCAGTTTACAATTGAGGAAATAAAAGAATATAAGAAATGTATGCAGGATCCTGCGTACTTCGCAAGAACTTATGTAAAGATTATATCTCTTGATAAAGGACTAGTCCCATTTGACTTGTACGAATATCAAGAGAATATGTTTAATCATTTTAATAGTAATCGCTTTTCGATTGTATTGGCATGTCGTCAGTCTGGTAAATCGATATCATCAGTAGCATATCTATTATGGTTTACGATATTTAATCCAGAAAAGACGATTGCTATACTTGCTAACAAAGGTGCAACCGCAAGAGAAATGTTGGCTCGAGTTACTTTAATGTTAGAAAACCTGCCATTCTTTTTACAGCCAGGTTGTAAAGCATTAAACAAAGGATCAATCGAGTTTAGTAATAATTCAAAGATTATTGCGGCAGCTACGTCTGGTAGTTCTATTCGTGGTTTATCGATTAACTTACTGTTTCTTGATGAGTTTGCATTTATCGATAATGATGCTACATTTTATACATCAACGTATCCGGTAGTATCGTCTGGTAAAGATACAAAGATTATTATTACTTCTACAGCAAATGGTATTGGTAATGTATATCATAAGTTGTGGGAAGGCGCAGTTACTGGTACAAATGAATTTAAACCATTTCGTGTAGATTGGTGGGACGTGCCAGGTCGAGATGAGAAGTGGAAAGAGCAAACAATCGCTAATACTTCTCAAATACAGTTTGATCAGGAGTTTGGTAATACATTCCAAGGTAGAGGTAATAGTCTTATATCTGCTGAATGTTTACTTGCACAAAAAGCACAAGAGCCAATTTATACACAAGAGAATGTATATGTGTATGAAAGACCGATAGAAGGTCATAATTATATTATGTGTGTTGATGTAGCGAAAGGTAGAGGCCAAGATTATTCAACTTTTAATATTATTGACACATCGACTAATCCATTTAGACAGGTTGCAGTATTTAGAGATAATAATTTATCAGCATTACTATTTCCTGATATTATATACAAGTATGCAATGACATATAATGAAGCATACGTTATTGTAGAATCAAATGATCAAGGTAGTGTTGTATGTAATGGTTTATATTATGATTTAGAATATGAAAACTTATTTGTAGAATCAACTGTAAAGGCTGGTGCAATTGGTGCTACTATGACTAAACGAGTAAAACGAATTGGTTGCTCTACGTTTAAAGATTTTGTAGAGCAGAAGAAACTAAGTATTGTTGATGCAAATACAATTATGGAAATGAGTACTTTCGAGGCAAGGGGTAATTCATTTCAGGCATCAGGTAGTAACCATGATGACTTAGTAATGAACCTAGTTATGTTTGCATGGTTTGCAACGACAGATATCTTTGGTGGATTGACTGATATCGATATGAAAAATATGTTATATCAAGAACAGTTACAAGCAATACAAGATGATTTAATACCATTTGGTTTTATAAGAGATAATAATAACGCTGATGAACCCGTAATAGAAGTAGATAATACAGGGCAGCAGTGGGTTGTTCAAGAGCCCATCTCAAAACTATAAATATTATAAATAATAGTAATTGAGTAAGTATCGTATTATGTATACCACACTATTAACCCTTTGAAGAGGACATAAGAATGGCATTTCAAGTATCACCTGGCGTCGAGGTAAAAGAAATCGACGCAACAAATGTGATACCAGCAGTAGCAACCAGTATTGGTGGTACAGCAGGTATTTTCAGGTGGGGGCCAGTAGAAGAAATAACGACTGTAAGTTCAGAAAAACAGCTTGCAGAAGTTTTTGGCTCTCCAACAACAACAGATTCGGCTAATTCGTTTTTTCCTGCAGCTGGATTTTTAAAATACGGATCGACTTTAAGAGTTGTTCGTTCTAAAACATCCAGTATGGCAACAGCAGGAAGTAACGCAGCAGTAACAAATTCATTTAACAGTGGGACATATGACACTGTTACTTTCGGCCAAAATGATTGGATTGCTCGATGCCCTGGCAAGCTAGGTAATAGCCTTAGCGTAATTACATGTTTGCCCGGCACAACAGCAGGTACAGATCAATTTGATCATAGTTCGTTTGCAGCATATAGAACATATTTTAACGGTGCGCCAGGTACTTCAGATTTTGCTGAAAATATTACTGGTAATGCTTCCTTTAATGACGAAGTTCACGTAGTAGTAGTTGATGCTGGTGGTGAATTTACTGGTACTAAAGGTACTGTATTAGAAACATTTGGTTATATGAGTGTAGCCGCTAATGCAAAAGCAGTTGATGGTACTAGTAATTATTTCAAAGATGTAATTAATTCTAAATCACAGTATATATTCTTCGGCAGAGATTCTTCACGAACAGCTGGAGCTGGTGCAGTACTACAAAACTTAGAATCTTCGACTTCAGCACTATCAACTCAATCAGGAGCAGTAGATACTGCAACCTTCACTGGCGGTGCTGATGGTAATGCTGATCTTAGTGAAATTGTAAATGCACTTGATCTTTTTGCAAATGATGCATTAGTTGATATTAATTTGCTATTTGCACAAGGTGATGCATTATTTGCTCAAACGACTGTTAATGCAAAGCTAATTTCAATTGCTGAAGCTAGAAAAGATATTGTTTCTTTCGTTTCACCTCCATGTGCAGTAAGTAAAGTATCAAATCCTATGAGTACAACTGAAGGCGTATTTGGTTACTTTGCTCAAAGCGGAGTAAGTACTTCTAGCTCTTACGTAGTTACAGATTCTTCTGCATTGTATGTATACGATAAGTATAATGACATATATCGTTATATTACTGCAAATGGTCATTTAGCTGGTCTTTGTGCAAACACTGATCGTGTGGCAGATGCTTGGTTCTCACCAGCTGGCCAAAACCGCGGTCAAATTCTAGGTGTTACTAAGTTGGCGTTTAATCCAACTAAGACCGAAAGAGATGATTTATATCGTGCAAGAATTAATCCACTTGTTGCTTTCCCAGGTTCTGGTATTCAACTATTTGGTGATAAAACACGATTAGCTAAGCCAAGTGCGTTCGATCGAATCAATGTTCGTAGATTGTTTATTACATTAGAAAAAGCAATTTCAACTGCTTCTGAAGCAATGCTTTTCGAATTTAATGACGAGTTCACACGAGCTAACTTTAGAAATATGGTCGAGCCATTCTTAAGAGAAGTAAAGGGTCGTCGTGGTATTACTGATTTCCTAGTAATTTGCGATGAAACAAATAATACAGGTAACGTTATTGATAGTAACCGCTTTGTGGCTGATATCTATATTAAACCTGCACGTTCAATTAACTTTATTACACTAAACTTCATTGCTACTCCAACTGGTGTTGAATTTAGTGAAATTGCTGGACAATAGGAGTAAATAAAAATGGCTATTTTAGGTGTAGATGACTTTAAGTCAAAACTAACAGGAGGTGGTGCTCGCGCCAACATGTTTAAAGTAACATGTAACTTTCCTGGTTATGCACAAGGGGATGTAGAACTTACTTCTTTCTTGTGTAAAGGCGCTCAATTGCCAGCTTCTATAATTGCACCGATTACGGTACCTTTCCGTGGTCGTCAGTTACAAATTGCTGGTGATAGAACTTTTGAACCTTGGACAATTACAGTACTTAGTGATGCGGATTTTGTTATCCGTGATTCATTTGAGCGCTGGATGAATGGTATTAATCAACATAATAACAACGAAGGATTTGTTGATCCAGTTGATTACCAAGCTGATATGATTGTTGAGCAATTGCGCAGAGATGGTAGCGTTGCAAAGCGTTATGATTTCCGTGGCACATTCCCAACAAACATATCTGCAATTGATGTTAACTATGACTCTGAAAATACTATTGAAGAGTTTACAGTTGAGCTTCAAGTGCAATATTGGGAATCAAATACCACTTCTTAATTGGTGTATAAATAATATAGTGAGGGGAATTTCCTTCCCCTCCATTATTATGAGGATTGTTTATG